CGACTGTTATTCAGTTGTTTCAATTTACAAATCATTTTTATTTAGAGAAGCACCATACAGAGAATTTGGTACTATTGAAGGACTGCCTGAATTAGAAGACTTCCTTAAAGACGCTGACATGGATGGACGTAGTTTAAATTCATTTATGAAAGATGCTACAACCTGGGCAAGTGTATTTGGGCACAGTTGGATTGTAGTCACACAACCAAACGTAGGTGCTACCACAAGAGAAGAACAAAGAATGCAAGGCGTTCGTCCTTATCTTAATCTTCTTACACCATTAACAGTTTTAGATTGGCAGTATACACGTTCACCTAATGGTAGATATGAACTTGCATACTTCAAATATTTAGAAGATGTTAACCAATCAATTCGTGTAGTAAAAGAATGGCGCAAAGACACAATCAAAACCAGCGTCGTTGATGTTGACAACAATGTAATTCAAGAAGAATATGAAGAAGTAAATGAATTAGGTGTTATACCTGCTGTGTGTATGTATAATATCAGAAGCACAGTAAGAGGTGTTGGTGTAAGTGATTTGGCAGACATTGCGGATCTACAGCGTTTCATTTACAATGCTACAAGTGAAGTGGATCAATCAATTAGATTAAACACACACCCTTCAATTGTTGCTACACCTGAAACTAACATTGGCAGTGGTGCTGGTGCACTTATTCATATGCCAGAAAATTTAGATCCAGGACTAAAACCATATGCATTAGAGTTTAACGGTGCAAGTGTTGATTCAATCTATAAAGCAATTGAACAAACTGTGGACGCAATTGATAAAATTGCTAACACAGGATCAATTCGTTCAACTGAAGCAAGACGCATGAGCGGTGTTGCACAGGAACAAGAATTCCAACTGTTAAATGCAAGACTTTCAGAAAAAGCAGATGCTGTAGAATTAGCAGAAGAACACATTTGGAAGTTATGGTGTATGTATCAAGGGTATGAATGGACAGGAACAATTGATTATCCTGGTTCATTCAATATTAGAGACACTGAAAGTGAAATTGCACAATTAAAAATTGCACGTGATACAGCAAATGATCCTCGTGTGCTTAAACAAATTGACAAACAAATTTTAGAATGGATGGAAGTTGACGAAGGTGTAGTAAAAGACTTTGAACAACCTCACCCTGTAACAACTCCTGCTACAAGACAAGCACATATTCAAGAAATGATTATGGAAGGATACACAGATGCTCAAATGTTAGAGCGTCATCCTGAAATAACACAAGCAGACATTGATAGTGCCAAACAGCAACTATTAAACCAAGGTGAATAAAAATGGCAAAGGCACCTACATATTACGGTATGAGATGCAAACAAGATTGTGGAGGGCACCGTGCAGGTAAACGTTATGCTATGAAGGGTGGTAGAGCACTTACAAGAAGCAGTTCAAGTTTTAATGAAGGAATGAGAATTGCCCAGCGACAGTTAAAAAAGAAGGGCGTCACAAGTCGCATGGGAATAAAGAAAGTAAGCAAATGATGTTAGGAAGGATATAGACCATGGCTATGAAAAAAAAGAAAAAAGGTGGTAAAAGGGGCGGCAAACGAGGCGGCTCTCGCGGCGGCAAACGATAAGGAACTGTGGACAAATTACTTCCACAGCATACGTCACGTATGTCCATGGAGTTACAGCGCCTGGAAGCGGAACAAGATAGAAATTGTTTTGTGGAGAGGCGATGCAGAAGAATTAAACGGTTTAGAGGCAAGGGTGCATATTGTTTACAATTCAAACCCAAGATTGCTTAAAAAGATAGAGCAACGCATGAACCGTAACAAAGAATTTGAAGAGTGGTTACACAGTCACCCTTCATTTGGGATTAACTCTACTCCCGTTCCTGTTCTAATACAACAGGACAGAATAGGGTTAGAAAATGCAAGGAAAAACCATTTAAAGATGGTTTAACCTGCGTTTTACTAAATATGTATAACAACTCATAAAGGAGGCGATGCACAATGTCAGACAATACATTGGTTAATGAAACAAACGCAACTCAAGCGGAGGTGACACCAAACACGGAAATTGAGGCAAACGAAACAGCGGAAAGAACTTACAGTCAGAAAGAAGTTGACGACATGATGGCCCGTATGAAGGGATCCATCCAAAGAAAAGTTGAAAACAGATATGCTGATTTAGGTGATCCAGAAGAACTACGCCAGTTGAAAGCAGATGCAGAAAAGCGTCAGCAAGAACAACAAATCAAGCGTGGTGAGTTTGAAAAAACACTTCAGGAACTTGCCGCTAAAAAGGATCAAGAGATCCAAAAAAGAGACTCTATGATTAAGGAGTATAAGGTTAACACACCGTTGCTTAATGCGGCGGCAAAGTATAGAAGTGTAAATCCTGAACAGGTTAAAACACTACTTGCTAACCAAGTACGCTTAAACGCAGAGGGTGAAGTAGAAGTAGTAGACGCAACTGGTAGCGTTCGTTACAATGATAGCGGTGCTCCAATTGGTGTAGACGATTTAGTTGGTTCCTTTTTAAAAGAGAATCCGCATTTTGTTGCTCCAACAGCATCAACTACTAATTCTAAGAGTAGCCTGGGTGTTGAATCCAACACTGGAAAAGTTGAGTTCTCTAAATTGGATATGTCTAATCCTGAACACAGAAAGCGTTATGCTGAGGCAAAAGCCAAAGGCAATATCGTTTTTTAAATGCCAACATTTTTAAGGAGATAAAGAAATGGCTAACAACACAACAATTAACAGTGAACTGTTTACCGCTTTACTTGGTGACGCTCAATTCGCGGCATACGAGTCAAGCATCGCAAGACAGTTAGTAACTGTATTTGACATGCCTGCTAATTCAGGCACTACTATCAACGTCCCAGTATATTCTGCGGTTGTTGCTGGTGATTTAACTGAAGGTACTGCACCTTCTGCGGCAGACACTAACACTGCTACTGCGGCAATTACACTTGGTGAAGTTGGAACATACTTCCAAGTAACAGACTTCTTGAGAGACTCTGCACAGCGTGATGTTATCGCTGATTTAGGTGCTCAAGCGGGTCGTGCTATTGCAGAAAAAATGGACAACAAAGTGTTCGCACTTTTCAATTCAGTAACTGCTTCTGTAGGAACTGAAGACAGTGCTATTACAGTTGACAACCTAATGGACGCTATTGCTACACTACGTGGCAACAAAATTACTGGTCCTTTAGCGGCAGTTGTAGGTCCAAGACAAGCACTTCAATTAAAGAAAGCATTATACAATGCAGGCGGCACTGTTGCTACTGCTAACAACTATGGTGCTTCTGTATTAGAAAGAGGCTTCATTGGCACAATTGGCGGATGTTCTGTATATGAATCTGCTCTTGTTAAATCAGACTTAGACACTGACACTGACCTTGAACTAAACATGGTAGGTGCTGTATTTGCACCAACTGCTTTTGGTCATGCTATGCGTGGTGGTGTTAAAATGAAGACACAAGATCAAGCGGCTTCAAGAAGCACAGACATCATGATGTCAGTTGACGTTGGACAAGCGATTCTACAAAATTCACACGCTGTGAAGATTGTTGGATCAGCAACTGACTAATCTGGGAGTAAAGTAGTATGTCCTTCATAATAGACAATAGTATTACTATTAGTTTTGCAGACTATCAAGACGTCGTTGACAAGGATCAGCGCCTTTTTGATTCCAATGAAGGACTAACTGACGATGTCGTAGAAGACGGACTTATTAGAGCGACGGAGCGTATTCTTACAAAGGTACGCTCCTCGTCCTGGTGGCGTTCATACTACATCAGACGTGATAATTCTATAGCATACACTTCTGTTGCTGATGTTCCAGCAGTAGACCCTGACAAGATTAAAGCACGTTTAAACGACTTTAGAGACTTGGCAATCTACGAAGGACTTGCAGAATACATTTTACCTATCGTTGCTGATTTTGGCAATGAGGACAATGCTGAAAGGCAGAAAATGGGTTACTACAAGAACAAAGCAGAAGCACTATTTGCTGAACTTATTACGGCTGGTGACTGGTATGATTTTGACGATGATGGCACTATTGCTTCATCTGAAAAAGACCCAGGGCAAATCAATCTTAAGAGGATCCGTTAATGCGACAAGAGATACTAAACTACATAAACGGGTTGGCGTTAGGAACATTCAGTGTTGCTAATGAACTACCTTACGATGCAAGTGGCACAGCACTATATCTATCAAATCCCAAAAAGATTTACGTAGATTTAGAACAAACTGCTACAGAACCACTTGTTAGTGCTTTGGACGGACCTGTCATTGACAATGAAGTCACATCAGTTAGTATCTACTTTTCTGCGGATGCAAAACAATTACCAGCGAATTATGACAGTTTAGTAACGTCATTAAAAGCGGCAAAGAACATCACAACTGTTGCGGGTATTCACCGTAGAGAGTTAGATAGTTCAACTGAATTTAATGGAGACTTGATTGTAAATTCAATGGAAATACGTTTTAATAAAGTAACCTAAAGGAGATAAAACAAATGGCTTACATTTATCCAGCACCAGGTGTTAGCAACATACAAGCAACGTTAACTATTACAAAAAACGGTGGTACAGACACAGTGGGATTAGTAGTCCCAGCACTGCAAGACGTAACAGTTAATAATGCTAATGATGTTTTTACTTGGACACAACTTGATAGTGGATCCAAACAACAGATTGCTACAACTGCCACAAACAGTTTAGGCATGAACATTGTTTTAGAACAAGACACGTTCTTTGGAACTTCAGTATCAGGCGAAGATGCACAAACAGCGGGCATTTTTGGTTTATCAAAAGATAAAATCAAAATTGACTTTGACCTTTACCTTGGTAGCACAGACGGTGCTTCTACAGCAGATGGTAAAACAATTTCAGGAAGTGGATACGTTACAGGTTTAGCACCTACTGTATCTGCTGACGCACCTGTTTGGGTTTCACCAATTACTATTACAGTAGACGGTGACTACACAGTTTCCTAATCCTAATTAGGAAAAGGAGAGCGAGGGTGAACGGGGTGCTTTTGCGCCCCGTTTATTCTATATAAGGTAAATACAATTGAAGGAAAGATTAATGGATGTATTAGATAAAAAGACAGACAAAGAACTACTTCAAAGTCTGATTGCAGAAACTGCAAAGGCACAGAACGAATTAAAATGTGCTCGTTCAGACGTAGAAAAGGCACAATCAAGAATACGTTTCTTGCTTGTTGTCGCAAACACACTGATTGAAAGACAAGGAGATTAACAGATGAAATTAAACGAATTAGCAAAAGAACCCAAACTTACAAAAGTAATTATTGATGACGCACCTCTTGTAGAAAAGTATGGTGAGGCAATAGAGTTTTGGGTATATGATAGAGTAGATATGTCAACATTTATGCAGTTGGCAAATCTTGAAGGACAACAAAACATTGCAGACGTTGTGGACACAATGAAAACACTTATTCTTGATGAAAAAGGCAATAAAATCCTCAATGATAAGAATATTTTACCTAACGATGTAATGATTAAGGCAGTAGAGAAGACGGTGGTAGCGTTGGGAAACTTCGCAACCCCAACTTCCAAGATTTAAAACCTGAAGTATCAAATTTATTGATACTTGATGCTGTCTCAAGAAGGTATAGTATGTTACCTTCACAGTTTATGAGGTTGGGGGATAGTTTAGATATGAAATGTGCTAATTTAGCAATAGCATATGAAGGGTATCTAAACAAAAAGAGTGAAGGTAAACACAAAGATAGGCTGGATCACGGGTATTCAACCCAAGATTTGCAAACTATGTTAAATACTGTAAAGGAGCGTAAGGGTGGCGGTAAGAATAACAAAAAATAGAATGGGTCCAAGCATAGGTAAAATCGTCGCAAAATTTGATAGATTACCTAAAGACGCATACAACTATTGGAAAAGCATTACACCAATCCGCACAGGAAACGCTCGTCGTAGAACACGTCTTCAAGGTAGTAAAATCAAAGCAAATTACAATTATGCAGTTCCTTTAGATAAGGGGCACAGCATTCAAGCACCACGTGGTATGAGCGGTCCAACAGAAAAATTCATCAGAGATAAAATTGAAGATGATATATTAAGGAAGTAAACCATGGCTGATTTAAGATATACAGTAGATGTAAACACCGCAGGAGCAAAGAGATCCTTAGAAGGATTAAGAAGTAGCATTGTAGGTATTGGTGCCGCTCTTGGTGTTGCATTTGGTGCTAAAGAACTTGTAGCAACTGCCGCTCGTTTTGAAGACTTAAGAACATCATTAAAATTCTTATTTAGAGAAACCAATGATGGTGCTCAAGCGTTTGAACAGATTAAAAAGTTTGCCGCTGAAAGTGTATTCTCAGTTGAAGACTTAACCAGAACTGTTATTAAACTTAAAGCGGCAGGATTAGATCCAAGCATTAAGCAATTAAGATTATTTGCTGACGTATCAAGTGTTAGTGCTGATGCAGTAGGTGCTCTACAAGCAATCACAGACTTGTTTGCAAGAACAACAGCAGGTGGTTTAGGACTTGAAGACTTAAACAGACTTGCTGATAGAGGTATCCCAGTATTTGATATCCTACAAAAGAAATTAGGATTAGCACGTTTAGAAGTTTCAGAATTTGGTAAGAGTTCTGAAGGTGCTCAAATTATTCTTAAAGCACTTACTGAAGGTTTAGAAGAAACATTTAGTGGTGCAAGTGCTGAACGAGCAAACAACCTATCACAAGCATTTTCAAACTTAGAAGATGCCATTGCTAACACTGCTGATATTATTGGACAAGCAGGACTTAACCAATCCTTAGGTGATGCTATTAGAAGTATCACACAAATGATTGAATCTAACAAAGCACTTATCAAAAGTATTACTGAAGGATTAATTGCGGCACTTGTATTCTTAGGCGAAAATCTAAAATACATTGCGGCACTACTTGCTGGTGTATTTGCCGCGGCAGTAGTAGGTAGAATAATTGCTATTGTTCAAGCAGTAGTAGCATTCACTAAAGCATTAAAAGCGGCGGCAGTAGCAGGAACTATATTACAAGGTGTTACTGGTATTGGTTTAGTAAAACTTGCGGCAGGTATGGCAGGAGTTGCTGGTACACTTGTAGCAATTGAAAAAATGTCTGGTGACGCCAGCGGTTCAATTGAAGAAGTTGAAAAATCAATTGAAGCACTTAAAAAGCAAAGTGAAGGTCCACTTTCATTGCCAGATGCTCCAGATGCTCCTAAGACAGGATTCCAAGCAGAGTTTGATGCACTAAAAGCAAAACAAGAAGAATTAACCCGTAGCAGTATTAACTATTTTAAACAGTATCAAGACAGTGTTAATGATGTAAAAGCAAAAGTTAAACAAGAAGGCGAACTGTTGAAGATGACAGAAAGCCAAGCAAATGTCCAACGTGAATTGAATAACTTCACTGCTGATTATTATGGTACTATTCGTCCGCTACAAGAAAAACTTACAGAATTAAAACTTAAAGACACAGATGCGGCAAAAGTACAGTCTAAAGAAATAGAAAAACAAATTGGACAAATTACAGAGTTATACAACATAAGTTTAGCAGGGTTAAAAGCAGAATTAGAAACACGTGAAGCAATCCGTAGAGAAGAAGAAAAACAAGAATTATTCCTTAATAACAGATTACAACTTCAAAATGATTTAAATGATTTAGTTAGAGAAAGTCAAGAATCTCTTAATGATTTAAATCTATCACCATTCCAACAAGAAATTGCAGGCATACAACGTCAAATTGATGACAAACTTATTGCATCATTTAACAAATTAAAACAAGCGTGGAAAAATGGTTTAATATCAGCAGATGATTACATTGCTGAGATGAAACGTTTAGAAGAAGATGCAAACAAAGCATTTGCAACAATAAGAGAAAATGCAGAACAACAAAGAGAGATCCAACGTTCATTTACATACGGTTGGAAAAATGCATTTGAACAATTTGCAGACAACGCAACTAATGCCGCTAAACAAGCAGAAAAAATCTTTACTAAAGTTACACAAGGACTTGAAGATACTATTGTAGGTTTTGTTAAAACAGGTAAACTTGAATTTAGAAGTCTTGTAAATGACATACTTGAAACAATGCTTCGTTCACAGATTCAACAATTAATTGCAAAAACATTTGGTGCATTTGGATCAGCAGGTGGTGGTAGTAGTTTGGGCAATCTGTTTGCAGGATTCTTTGCAAATGGCGGAATGATTCCTGCGGGTAGTTTTGGTGTTGTGGGAGAAAATGGACCAGAACTTGTAAGTGGTCCTGCTCAGGTTACACCAATGAACACAGGCGGAATGGTTACATACAATATTAACGCAGTTGATGCTTCAAGTTTCAAACAGTTGGTTGCAAGAGATCCACAGTTTATTCATGCAGTTGCATCACAAGGTGCTCGTAAAGTGCCAGGTAGGAGATAGATAGATGAGTTTTCAATACGCTTTCAATAACGCAACAAGTTTAAGTATTAGCAGATTAGATACTGTGGCATCAACACAAGCACGTGACGGAACTGTAAAAGCAATTAGTCGCGGAACACCAAAAAAGATTTTTTCAGTGAGACTTCCTGATGGTCCTAAGTGGGCAGATGAACGTGCCAGCATAGAAGCAATGGAAGCCTTAGATAAACACACAACAGATTCAATTTCAATACCATATGCTACACATCCATGGTATTACAGTAACGTTACACCAAGCAGTGAAGAAAGTTATACTGTGTTGTGTATAGAATTCCCTCAATGGGAAGTGTTTGGTAATCAACAGGTTAGATGGAGTGGCCCATTTGTATTTGTGGAGGTTTAAAGAATGGCAAGTTTATCGTCTTACACAGCAGTTAAGACAAATCTATTTGTAAATTTAGAAGTACAAGAATACAGAAGTACTCCTTCAGGTAGTTTTACACAACAAACATTTAGATTTACTGACAGTGATGTTGCTGTAACTATTGACAGCGATACATATACCCCTTTAGGGCAATTACTAACAATAACACCAACCACAAGTGAACTACGACCCAGCAATGATAGTATTACTATAAGCATCAGTGGAGTGCCTGCAGGCAATATTACAGATATTATCAATAGTAAAATTAAAGGCAGTTTAGTAGAAGTTCGCAGACAGTTTAGACAAATCAACAATGGTTTCATTTCTACACAAGGTTACTTTTTTGGAAGAGTAAACAACTGGAGCATACAAGAAGAATACAACGTAGAAGATAGAACTGCAAATAATATTATCTTATTTGAATGTTCAAACCATTTGTCAGTGTTAAAAGAAAAGATAAGCGGTAGAAAAACTAATCCAAACAGTAACAAGCGTTTCTTTCCAAATGATACTGGAATGGATAGGGTTCCAATTATCAAAGGAACAAAACTTGACTTTGGAGCACCACAATGAGTTTTCTAAATAATTTAAAAAGTTTTGGTAAAAAAGCATTGGGGTTTGTTTCAGGTGATAGTATTGGAGGGACACTTGCAAGAACTGCTCTTTTAGGTTATGCTCTTAATCGTGTTATCAAGAGCGCCAACAAAGGCAATCAAGGCATACAAGACAAGGGTGTAGAAATTGCAATTGATCCTGACACAAATTACAGTGTTCCTGTACTATATGGTAGTGCTTTTGTGCCTGGAAAAATTATAGATGCACATTTAGATAGTTCAAATAAAAATATGTATCTTGCAGTTGTGCTGTGTGAAAAAACAGGCAATCTAATTGATGGCACACCAAGTGCAATTACGTTTGACGAAGTATACATAGACAATTTTAGATTAGGATTTCAAACTGATGGTGTTACTGTAAAGAATATTTACGATGATGACGAAAATGCAAGTGATGTGTGGAACGGATTAATCAAAGTTTATCCTTTCAACAATGGTAGCACATCACCTACTACTTTTGCAACTGAAAGCACAGGCAATAGTGCTAATGCATACGATATATTTCCTGGTTGGACATCAACTAACACATTAGACAATCTTGCTTTTGCAATTATTAAATTAACTTATAATAAAAAACAAAAGTTAACCAGTGTTGGTAGAGATATCAAATTTAAACTAACAAATTCAATGACACAACCTGGTGACGTAATGAATGATTACTTGCAGAACACACGTTATGGTGCAGGTATAGACAGTGGTGAGGTAGATATACAATAATGGCTACACTACAAGAACTAAATGAGTTTGCAAACGGCACTGTAAGTTTTACAGACAGTCGCCCCAGTGACGTGATATTCAATTTTCCTACTGCTGTTGATTTAACAGATCAACCTATAACAGCACAATCATTTACATTACAAAGAACCATAGACATTGTTGAAATTATTCAACCTACACAAACACTAATAACATTTGAAGTAGACGTCAGTGCTATTAGTGGAACAACAGTTACATTTGGTAGTTTACCGTCAGGTGTTACACTTACGTCAAGTGGGGGTGTGTTTACAATTAGTGGTATAGACAGTGTAAGTGATTGGCAAGCAGTAAGAGCACCAACAATAACACTGCCAAGTGCTGAACATCAAGGTGCATTTGAGTATACCTGCACAATAAGTTATACTAAAAATGGTAGCAGACTTAACAAACAATGGAGTGTAGGAACATTTAAAAATATTGCTGAATTGTCCTCTACTTCAAGTCTTACTTGTAATGTTGGCGGCATATTGAGAGATTATAGTGCAAATCCAATTATGGTTGTCAATGTAGATGAAGCAGTTGGTGAAGTTGTAATTCTTGCAAGAATATTTGTTAATGCAAATCCAGTTAAAAAAGTTTCTGCTCAAGCAACACTGTCATCAACAATTACATGTAATGATGTTTTTGCTGTCCAATATGCAAGTTTCACAAATCAAACTATTGACAGTCCAACAACAGCAAATAACTTTCAGTTTGGTGCTAATTTAGCGGCACACGCAAATGAAACAACTAACAGAATTTTCACTTCACCATTTGAACCAGGTTGGACTGCTTATATTGGTACAGGGAATGCTACTAACTCTGATGGATATAGACGATTAATGTTTAGTAATGATGGATACCCAACTGGGTTTAATGGTTTTGACAGTGGTAACACAGACTCTATTGCAACCACATACAAAGGTAGAGCCGTGTTAACCAAATATTGGGGAGGTTATTTAGGCAGTCTTAGAATAAGAATATTTAGAACAGACGGTGGTGATGCAGATTTACAAGGATCACCTTTTAGTTTTGATGACGGTTATAGTGATGAACAATTTAAAAATTTATCAGGCTGGGCAAGTAACGTTAACCAAGAAAAAGATGGTTATGTAGGCGGAAGTTATAATTTAAGTAGGGGTGGCACCTATTGGAGCAAAATATACACAGTTGATCATAGTTCAATTGAATTACAATTAAAACACGCAAAAGGTTTTGATAGTGCAATTGGTTATACTTATGTAAGTGAAAATTGGTTTGTAATTGGAAGGTCTGGTACATTTGAAGTTTATGATATGTTAACAGGAACATTACAAAGAACTGTAAACACAGGAATATCAGGTGAAGCAAAAATTGATGGTGATTACTTTTATATGTCAGGCAATGGCAAAGTATTTGATTTAACTGATGGTAGCACTGTAACAACCTTATCTAACACAGGTGATGCATTAGATACCAGCAGTAGATATATTGCTATTAGTGATACAAACGTAGCAGTCTATCTATATGACAAAGACAATTATACATTAGTTCGCACTGTTACAAAACCTACAACACAAGCAACGTCAGTATGGGGAAGCAATGTTCAAATTTTAGATGAAGAAGACGGTGGTCCTGACCAATATCTTCTTGTAAGCGATCATAATTATGGATCTAACAACGAGGGAGCAGTGTTTATATACACATAGGATTAAAAGATGGCAAGTCAACCAAAATTTAGAATTAACGGATTAGTAGACACAAGCAAGAATGTGTTGGATAACATCAACACGTTAGCAAATCAAAGTGGTGCCTTTATTAGTTGGGATCCTAACACAGGTAAATGGATTGCTATACTTAATGACGCCGCACCTTCTACAGTTGGTTTTCAAGATTCAAACATTATAGGTGAAATCAATGTAAGTGGTACTGGCATAACTGAAATGTATAACGGGGTTACTGTAAGTTTCCCACATAAAGATATGCGTGACACAGTTGACGTTGTTGACATAGAAATTGCCAGTGCTGAAAGATATCAAGGCGAAATAGATAATATATTAGAACTTAGTTTACCACATACAAATGACCCAATTCAAGCACAATTTATTGGCGGCAGAGAACTTAAACAAAGTAGATTAGATCTCATTGTAGAATTTAGAACTGATTTTGATGCCAACGAAATACAAGCAGGTGATATAATTGATATTTCAAATACTGCTTTAGGTTTTGTAAACAAAGAATTTAGGGTAATTCAAATTGATCAAGAAGATACAGATGACGGACAATTAATTTACAGCATTACAGCACAAGAATATGATGGCACAATCTACACAGAAAGTGGTTTATCATATGAAACACGTTCTAATTTTAATGGTATCAAATCAAAAGTATTCAATGCTGAAATAGAACAAAGCGACGAAGCAGATTTAGGTGGCACAATGGCAAAACTGTTAGGCGCCAATGCACTGCTTGGTATACTTAATGGATTGTTTAAAAAGTTTGTTACTGCTGATGAAGAAACAGGTGTGTTAACAGAAGAAATTGTGTTTAACAATGAAGACACACAAAAGTTAATGGAAGCAGGTGCTAAAAAACCTTCTCTCACACACGCTCCAGCAGATGGACCTACAGCACAAGGTGATGGTAGTTCAGGCAATCCTATTCAATTGTGTCCTGGACAAAGCACAACCTTAAGTGTTAGTCATGATT